GTTTAGCTGGATAGGCTTTGACGAACTGACACAATGGGCCACACCATACGCATGGAACTATATGCGAAGTCGTCTTCGGTCCACTGCACCAGACTTGCCTATATTTATGAGGGCTACGACCAACCCCGGCGGTAGAGGTCATCATTGGGTTAAGAAAATGTTTATTGACCCATCACCATATAACAGAGCCTTCGATGCAACAGTCACAGACACAGGGGAAGTTCTCCGCTATCCAGCAGGACATAACAAAGCTGGAAAATCTTTATTTAAAAGACGATTTATACCCGCAAGACTTTCTGATAACCCGTACCTTGCGCAAGCAGGTGATTACGAAGCCATGCTCCTATCACTTCCAGAGCAGCAACGTAGACAGCTTCTTGAAGGAGACTGGGACATTAAAGAAGGTGCTGCCTTCACTGAGTTTGATAGGCGGGTTCATGTTGTTGAGCCTTATCGTATTCCTAGCAATTGGGTTAAGTTTAGGGCTTGCGATTACGGCTACGGTAGCTACAGTGGTGTTGTTTGGTTTGCCGTTGCGCCTAATGAGCAACTTATCGTATATCGAGAACTATATGTTTCTAAAGTCCTTGCCACAGATTTGGCAGATATGATTCTGGACTTAGAAGCAGAAGACGGTAATATAAAGTATGGTGTTCTGGATAGTTCTCTTTGGCATAAACGTGGAGACACAGGCCCATCACTAGCAGAGCAAATGATTGGCAGAGGTTGCCGCTGGCGACCATCAGATAGAAGTAGGGGAAGCCGTGTAGCTGGTAAGAACGAGGTACACAGGCGTTTACAGATAGACGAATTTACAGAGGAGCCTAGACTTGTTTTCTTTAATACTTGCACAAACCTCACGGCCCAACTTCCCTCCATACCGTTGGACAAGAAAAACCCCGAAGACATTGACACAAAGAGTGAAGACCACTTGTATGATGCTCTTAGGTATGGTATAATGTCCAGACCAAGGTTTAGTATATTTGACTATGACCCTATGGGCAGGCCCGGTGGCGGTATGCGAGTAGCAGACGCAACATTTGGATATTAAGGATATAACACATGGATGAAGAAGATATCATGATTGAAGATGATGCTATTGCACTAGAAGATAGTGACGATACATCTATCTCTGACGTAGACGTAAGTAATATCATCCCATTTATTATGGAGCGATATAAGCGTTCCGAAGATTATAGGTATCAGGACGAAGAACGCTGGCTTCGTGCCTACCGCAATTATCGTGGTTTATATGGCCCAGATGTTCAATTTACTGAAGCAGAAAAATCTCGTGTCTTTATCAAAGTCACAAAAACTAAGACGCTGGCAGCATATGGACAGATTGTTGATGTCTTGTTTGCTAACCAGCGTTTTCCTTTATCTATTGAACCAACTGAATTACCAGAAGGTGTAGTTGCTGATGTACATTTTGACCCTAAAGAACCAGAACAATTACGTGGTGAAACTGCTCTTTCTAGTCCCTACGGTTTTGCAGGAGATGGTCAAGAGTTCCCAGCAGGTGCCACAACGCAAACGCTACAGGAAAAACTTGGCGTTATGCAAAATAAACTTGAACCTATTGCAGACAAATTAAAAGAAGGTCCGGGCAAAACACCTACAGCTATTGCATTTAGCCCAGCTATGATTGCTGCAAAGAAGATGCAGAAGAAAATACACGACCAGCTAGAAGAGTCTGGTGCTACTAAACATCTACGCAATGCAGCATTTGAAATGGCATTGTTTGGTACAGGTGTTATGAAAGGCCCGTTTGCTGTAGACAAAGAGTACCCTAACTGGAATGAGGACGGTGAGTACGATCCACTGTTTAAAACCATTCCTCAAGTTAATCATGTATCTGTGTGGAATTTTTATCCAGACCCAGATGCTAATAACATGGATGAAGCGCAGTATGCGATTGAGCGTCACAAGATGTCTCGTACACAATTGCGTAATCTAAAGAAGCGTCCATACTTCCGTGGCGAAGTTATCAATGAAGCCATTGAGATGGGCGAAAACTATGCCAAGAAATATTGGGAAGATGACTTGTCGGACTACGCACCAGAGCATGGCATTGACCGCTTTGAGGTACTTGAGTATTGGGGTATGGTGGATACAGACCTGCTTGAAGAGCAGAGTGTTGACATTCCAAAAGAACTAAAAGAGTTTGACGAACTGCAAGCCAATGTTTGGATTTGTAATGGTAAGTTACTCCGTATGGTACTTAACCCATTTAAGCCAGCTAAAATTCCATACTCTGCAGCACCATATGAACTGAACCCTTATTCATTCTTTGGTGTGGGTATCGCAGAAAACATGGACGATACACAGACACTGATGAATGGTTTTATGCGTATGGCTGTAGACAATGCTGTATTGTCAGGTAACTTGATTGTAGAAGTAGACGAAACCAATCTAGTACCGGGTCAAGACTTGTCACTGTATCCGGGCAAGATATTCCGTAGGCAGGGCGGCGCACCGGGTCAGGCTATCTTTGGTACTAAATTTCCTAATGTAGCACAAGAAAACATGATGCTGTTTGATAAGGCTCGTGTACTTGCGGATGAAAGCACAGGCTTCCCATCCTTTGCACATGGACAGACAGGTGTATCAGGCGTAGGCCGTACAGCCTCTGGCATTTCTATGCTAATGGGTGCCGCACAAGGCAGCACTAAAACAGTTATTAAGAATGTAGATGACTATCTTCTGCGTCCTCTAGGCGAAGGACTGTTTCGTTTTAATATGCAGTTTGACTTTGATCCTGAAATTAAAGGCGACTTAGAAGTTAAGGCTCGTGGTACAGAAAGCCTGATGGCTAATGAAGTACGCAGCCAGCGTTTGATGCAGTTCTTGCAGATTGCAAGTAATCCTGCACTCGCACCCTTTGCTAAGTTCCAGTATGTAATCCGTGAGATTGCAAAATCTATGGACTTAGACCCTGACAAAGTTACCAACAATATGGATGAAGCTGCACTGCAAGCAGAGATTATGAAGGGCTTTCAGCAACCAGCAGGACCAGAGCAGGGTGGGATGACACCACCTGCGGGTGCTGATGCTATGGACCCAACAGGTGCGGGTGGCGGCAATATTGGTATGGGACAGACTCCGGTACCGGGTGAACAAGGATTTAGTGCAAATGGACAAGGAAATACTCAGCAAGCTGAAGCCGCTGGTCAGCAACAGCCGCCAATGGGACCACTTCAGTAAATACTTAGATGTGCTGATTGAACAGCAGCATCGTACATTAGAGCAAGGCGATAGTACAATACTAATGCATCGTGCGCAAGGGGCAATAGCTGTACTACGCAATATTAAAACTTTAAGGGACGCTATCAATGGCTAAACGTATGGCAGAACAAATGGAACTCTTTGAGCCAGTAGAACGTGGCTTTGAAGAAGGTGGTCTTATGGACGAAGGTGGCACAGTAGACCCTGTGTCTGGTAATGCTGTACCGCCGGGTTCCACACAAGAAGAGGTTCGTGATGACATTCCTGCTCAACTTAGTGAGGGTGAATTTGTTTTTCCTGCAGACGTAGTGCGTTACTTTGGTTTAGAGAAACTTATGCAAATGCGCCAAGAAGCTAAAATGGGTTTACAGCGTATGGAAGATATGGGTCAGATGGGTAATAGTGAAGAAGCTATTATGCCAGATAACTTGCCGTTTAATATTGATGACCTTGACATGGAAGATGAATTAGAAATGCAAACAGGCGGTCTGGTTCCGGGGATGCAGGCTTCTGTACCACCTATGTACGGGCCATCTGGTACTTATTCATTGACAGGTCAACCTGCCCCTAGCACTCCCGCCGCAGGACAGGCAGCAGCACCAGTAGCTGCAGCATCTGCACAGCCAATACAACCGGGTACTACACAGCTTCCGGGTACTAAATTTACACCGACTGCGGTACAAGCAGTAACACCTACGTTCCAAGAAACTGTTGGTGCAGGTGTAATTGGCGTTGATTATGAAATGGTAGATTACGTAAATGAAGCAGGTCAAGTTATTCAGTTGCGCAGAAATAAAGCAACTGGTGAAATGATAGACCCAATTCCAGAGGGGTATAAGTTAAAAACAGAACAGGTTGAGTCTGCTGTGACTACACCAACTACTGTAGAAACTGCGCAAGTAACTGGCGGTGATGGTGATGGCGCAGGAGATGAGGGCATTACTTCAGGTGCAACTATTTCGTTTGGTGGTAATCTAAACGAAGAAGGTCTTGTTGAAAATGCTATTAGAGGTACTGTGTCTTATAGAGGCGCAAACTACGGAACTGGACCGCTTGGTTTAGGTGGTATTAGAGACGTAAAAGGTTTATTGGGGCGTAGTTTGAGTAGCGGCATAAACCAAATGACTGGTGGTAAGATGGGTACTCCTATGTCTTTAAAGCCGGGAGAAAGTATTGTGATCGAAGACATGATTCAGAGTAGACCCGGCGTAAACAGAAGTACAGCTTTAGCTTCTGGTATTGGACTGGAAGTAGACGATGAGTTTTATAATGCACACATTTCAGGCGGTACAGTTATTGGTAGAAAAACACTGGAAAAAGTAGCAAACTATTTGAATGATAATTACAAAGGTCTTGGTAAAGGGTCTGTAATAAACGCATCACAGATTCTTTCAGAAATAGAAAAAGAAGAAAAAGAACAGGCAAGAAAAGATAAAGTTGAAGCAGCACAACGACTTTCAGGTGCAGCAAGAGACCGTGCATTTGGTGTACAAGACCAAAGTAGCCCAACAGGTTACACACAAGGTTCTGTTATTTCAGACGCTATTGCAGAGGCTCAAGCAGATGAAGCAGCCGCAAAAGCTAGAGGGGATATGGACGGATATGATCCTAATACCGGAGCGTACACCGGGGGGGATGATAATGGAAGAGACGATGCTGGTAATGATGGAGACTCTGGTACATCTAGTGGCAATCAAGGTGGTGGCTACGGTGGCGGCACTGACTGCTTAACCGAAGACATGAAAGTTAAACTCAACGGCGTAATTGACTTCGTTACTAAAATCAAAGTTGGTGACATGATTGATAACTACAAGGTCAAAGAAGTTCTACACAAGCATATGCGTAGCGGTTATTACGCAATTAATAACGAACTCAAGATTAGTAATGACCACCCTGTACTAGCAAATGGCACATGGACACGTCCAGAAGACTTAGTAGTAGGTGATAACATTAATGGTATTCCTGTATCATCACTTGAGTATGTAGAACGCATGACACCCACAGTATCAATTGTTATTGACGGTGAAAGTTTTGATGTACATACAGAAAACAATATCTATACGGTACATGGTAGGTATAGGGAAGTACGTCAAGAAGCTGCGTAAGAGGCTTAAATCTTACAATCAGTTGGCTACTCACTCCCCACACCCGACAGTGTGGCTACAGCGGCCCCAACAAAGGAATAGATAATGAACGATACACTATTAGCAGAAGACATGAAGACTACGCCTAAAGTGGCATTTGTAAATAAACCATACACTCAAGAAGAACGCACTAAACGTGACGAAGAAGAACTAGAACAACTCAAGAAAGAACACGCAGGTGAAGTAGAAGAGGTAGAGGCAGAAGAAGCTGAACCTACTAGCGCAGAAGAAAAGACATTTAA